CATACATGGCCCGCAGACGGCGGAACCGGTACATTTCCCAGCCCTGAGCCTGCAACTGCAGCCATGGAAAACTAGCAGACAGGCCAGGTTGAACACTGTATCCGGTGGCCGTGAAGGAGGTCGAACCGGACACTGTGGCGAACTGTTCGCGCCCTTGGACAAGGGGTCGCGGGCCGCCACGTGACACTGGGGGCTTGGAGACAACTGAGTACGACTGATTGGCCGGCTCGTTTTGCACGACGACACCGACGGCACGTTGCCGCGCCGCCTTCGCCGTCTTCTTCTTGGCATTACGCCGCATTTCACGTCAGTTTTCTTGGACAACAGGGTAAAGTTCGGGTGAACTGACGCGGGCCACCAAGGAAGGCCCGCCCTGTTATCCATGTCACAACTCAGGGCGCGTTGCCCTCAGGTCGTGCACGCTTACGTCGCCCCTTGGGACGACTTCGGCGGTCACGGCCTTTAGGTTTCGCACCGGCCTCACTCCTCGCATTCACGCTCGGCTCCTTGACGTCTCCGTCGACTACCATAGGCACCGTGATTTCAGGTTCCTTGGGTTCAGCGCACAGTGGCGGCCGACAGAAGTCTTCCAAGCTCTCCACACCATCCAACCAGGTATTGAAAAGATCAAAATCAAAACCATATATGCCGAGAGATTCAGATGCATAATGATCGAACCAATCGCATGGTGCGTTGGGGTATTGTTCACTCTGTGGGAGCTCAGAGTTCCAGGCGCGCATTGGCCGTGTCAATTCCTCCGGGACAACGGTGGCGCCATATATTGCCAAGACCTGGCTGACAAACTCACCAAGAACTGGGGTGTTGCGGTCAGTCAAGTAGAATGCACGGGACTTCTCCAACAGCTTGTCAATTGGTGTTACACGCGGATCAAGACTGACCGTCGTGTGAAATTTCGACAACTGTCGGGGAAGGTCGCAGCAAGAGTTCGGATCTCCGAACCAGACTTGCGGGGTGTACTTGCGGGAAAGGAAGGTAATACCTCCACATCCGCGAACGACCAGCTCAACCTCCAACTTCAGACCCAACGACGCTGACGCACGAATGTACTTCGCAGTGTCAACATCAGCCGTCAGGCCATCATCACCCCCATATACGCCCAAGCGTGACCACGCGATCTCGGGGGCAATGAAGCCACCATTCTCGCGTGTCATACGGAAGGTGAGGAAGGCCGTAAAGGCATTCGCAATTGAGTTAAAAGCGGCAGTCTCCGGTGAACCCGACGCGCGCGAGGTTCCCGTCTCATAGCGCGTGCCGAGTGTGCAGAAGGCTGTTTGATTAAACTGGGAGTTGTGTAGCTCCGTCACTTCGTGAGCATATTGATGACCATACGCACGTATGAGGATCTTGCGCTCCAGCATCCGCAGTAGATCTGAAACGCGACCATCAAAACGCGAGAAGTCCGTATTGACCGCACTACTGGCATCCTGCAACACATCCGTAACACGCTCAGCGATAGCACGAGGACTCTTACCAAATGCATACCACTCTTGGGTTTTCAGATGATCAGCAATCGGGTAAATGAACTGCGAATACTCACGTTTCACAGCCCCACTCAATGTACTGATAATGCGAGGGTCAGTTATGCGGCCATAGGCCTCACGTTTCACGAAGGATTTGATTCCGTCACTCCGACCTTCAACGACAGAACGATCAAGAATCGCACGTTGAGCAGGGCGACTCTGACGCTCGTAAACTTCGTCGAGTGTTGCCGGCAACATGGTGCCGGCCGAGGGGAGGAGGAGCTCACAAAATTCGTTCATTGCTCGTAGCATGAACTCAGTGAGTTGTAGGCTGCCAGGCTTAACCGCAATTGCCTTCACACGTGCAGCGATTGCTCGCTCCTCATTGGCAAGAGACAACGAGGGTGCAAAGGCGCCATGCAGTAACGGCGCCATGAATGGCTCAATGAGCCGCTTCGCGTCAGGGTCAAACGACAAGACACCGTAGTCGTAACTACGTACAGACTCCTCCACGGGAAAGACTATGGCGTTAGACCGCGCAATCTTCTCGTTACGGAACCTATAATACTTCAGCAAAGCTGAGGCCGCGGCTTTACGATCTTTCAGGTCGTCTCCCTCAATGTACTGAAGGACAGTCGGCAGCGACAACTTCACCGTCGTAGTGCTAGCAGAAATTGCTATAGCGTCGTCATACCTCACACGTATGGTCGCACAGGAGTACTTGCCGACCTCACCCGTCGACACATACAACCCATCGGATTTCTGCACACGCATGCGCAAGAAGTCACCTTCCACCGGTTTCAGACGTTCCAACTCGCGTCCCTGTAGCATGTAGCCCAGCAGAGCGGAAATACCTGTCCAGCGACGCAGCGGCGTGAGCAAAATCACAGAATGTGATTTGTCCACGGCGCGTTTGTCTACCAGATAGGCGGCAACCTGGTAAGGGATGCCTAAGAATTTCCTCACGGTTAGAACCTGATCAGTCCCGTAATTCCAAACCTCATGGGAGTAGCAACCACCTCCAGCTACACGGTAATCGACACAGTTATTCCGGTCGAAAGTGTAACTGAACTCCCCATCTTCCTTAGCAACACCGTCAGGTGTGAAGGTATAGAGGAGGGTTGGCTTAAACTCGCTTGAGAGGACATGCGGCATGTTGATGTAATAGTCGACATCCACGAATGCAAGCAAAGCATCCGGTGGTGGATCATAACGAGCAACAGTGACTGTCAGGTCTTTAGCCCAGTGGAGAGTGCGCGAACCCATACGGCCGACACGCTGGTCAGCACGCGAGCATTGCACGAAGTACACTCCTAGACCTGTGTTCCGCGCAAATTCATCGAAGAACGACGAAGCCGTAGAACGGAATGCAGCGGAAGGTCCATGCGTATGATCCGGCACTGGCTTGCGCTGGATCAAAGGAGTAGCCGTAAATTGTGAACGCAAGAGGTCCGCCGGCAAAACGGGTTCCTCTGCTGTGCGTGTAGCGAGCTCGCTAACCAACTCGGCTTTACGGTCGCTAAACCATGTAGAGCGGACAACTGCGTAGATTGCAGCGCCAGCGCCCACCACGGCCACGCCACCCATGAATAGGGTCTTCGCATGTCTGACGTTTCTATAGAACGCCATAGTGCGGTCAACAGCTCAAGTCAAAGCAAAGCAAAGCAAAGCCAACGAGCTGAAGCCAGGGTAGTTAAGCC